GCGGCACTGATCCCACCGCCTCTTGGGTGGTGAACGATCCATTGCGGATCTACTACCGCGACGACGTGAGCATGTGGGTCGAGTACAAGATCACTGCCGTCAGCAGCCAGACCGGCTACTTCGATTACACGGTGACGTACACCGGCTACAGCGGCAACTACGCGACGCCGCCCGATGCGACTCCGATTCTGCTGACCGAGCGGACGACGGTGCCTGGTGCTGATCCCGCGGCCTACGACCCCGGTGATCACACCATCGACGAAGTCAAGGCTTACGTCGAAGGGCTGGCGATGGATGACCAGCGCGATGACATCATCCAGGCGATCCTCAACTTGGAGCGGGCCAACAAGAATCGAGCCACCCTCGTTTCGTGGCTCGATCAGCAAACCGGCGTCGAGTGAACTGTGCCTGCGGCAAGCCGGTCGAACCTGGCCGTGACGAGTGCTTCCGTTGTCGCGTAAGCGGCATCGGTTTCGCCTTCCGAGGCGGGGCGCTCGTCGGCCAGGGCGGTTGGCACATGACCAAAGGCGAGTATCTGCGCGAACATCTCGGCACCGACAACGAACGTGAGTTGGCGCGCAGGCCCAACATCGAGAGGGCAGAAACGTGAAGACGCAATCGGAGTTGCTCGCCTTCTATCAGAACGAGTTGAAGCGTTCGAAGAACTGGCGCACATCGTCGACCACGAACTACGACAAGGCGTGGAAGCGCTACATCGACCTGTACCAAGGGCGCTATCTCGATGGCGATCCGTCGACCGATCAACTCGTCGTCAACATGGTGTTCGCGACGATCAACGTGATGGCCCCGGCGGTGGCGATCAACAACCCGCGCTTCGTCGTCAATGCCCGCAACCCCGAGTCCGGTTTCACCGCGATCCTCACCGAAGAAGTGCTCAACTGGCTGTGGCGGACCTACGACTACCAGCGTGAGTTCCGGCTGGCGATCAACGATTGGCTGCTCGTTGGGCACGGCTGGGTGAAGGTCGGCTACAAGTGGACGAAGCCGCCCGAAGTCAAAGCCGCCGACACGCAAGACAACAACAACGACGGTGCCGACGCCGGGCCCGAAGAGGGCATCGACGACCGCGAAGACAAAGAGGGCAACGTCGAATCAGAAATGCTGCAATGGGACGAGGATCGCCCCTTCATCGAGCGCATCTCGATCTTCGACATGTTCGTCGACCCTGACGCACGCCATCCGAAAGAGATGCGCTGGATCGCTCAGCGGACGTGGCGACCGGTGCAGGACGTACAGGTCGACAGCCGCTACCTGCCCGCTGCTCGCAAGAAGGTCTCGGGTTCGTCGTGGTCGCGCTGGGATCACAACAACGGCGATGCCCGCGACAGCAGCGATAAGCCGAGCCAGGGTTCGATCCGCTTCTGCGAAGTGATCGAGTTCTACGACCTGAAGCGGTACAAGGTCAGTACGTTCTGCCCGACCACCGACGATCAGGACGAGCCGGTCTATCTGATCAAGCCAGTCAAGATGCCGTACGCGTTCGGGCACCCGTTCGTGATGTTGCGCAACTACGAGATTCCCGATCACTTCTATCCGATCGGCGATGTCGCCCAGATCGAGTCGTTGCAGTTGGAACTGAACGAGACCCGCACGGCGATGTTCAACTATCGCAAGAAGTTCCGCCGGGCATGGGTGTACGCGCGTGACCGCTTCGATACCGATGGCGTGGAAGCGTTGGAGTCTGATCGCGACAACGTGATGATCCCGGTCCAAGGTGACCAGGACCCGAGCGACTCGATCGCACCTGTCCCGGTCGTGATTACGCCGCCCGAGTTCTTCGACCAGTCGGCGATGATCAGCAACGACCTCGATCGTGTCTCAGGTGTCAGCGACTACCAGCGCGGCTCGCCGCAGCAACAGATCAGACGTACCGCCACCGAAGCGGCGATGATCCAAGATGCCGCCAACGCCCGCGCCCAGGACCGGCTCGCCAAAGTCGAACTGGTGTTGTCCGAAATCGCCGAACGGGTCGTGGGGCTGATGCAGCAGTACACGACCGGGCAGCAGGTCGCTCGGATCGTGACGATGCCGGTCAAGGGTTGGGTCAACTTCGACAAGGACCGCATCGCTGGCGAGTTCGACTTCGAAGTCCAGGGTGGTTCGACCGAGCCCCGCAACGAGACCTTCCGGCGTCAGTCGGCGCTGCAGATCGTCGATGCCTCGATGCCGTTCATGGAGGCAGGCGTTGTCAACATGCCCGCCCTCTATCAAGAACTGCTTTCCAAAGGCTTCGGCATCAAGGATGCCGGGCGTTTCGTGTCGGCCCCGCCGCCTCCGCCCCCACCGGAAGGTGCCGAGCAGTCGTTGCAGCAACTCGGTGGCCCGCCGCCCCAAGGACCGCCGCCTCAGGGCCCACCGCCGATGCCGCCCGGTCCGCCGCCAGGTATGGAGGGGATGCCCCCTGAGATGATGGCGGCGATGATGGCACAGGGTCAGGGACCGCCGCCACAAGAGATGATGCCGCCCGGTCAAGCGCCGCCAGTGGAGGCAATGCCCCCGTACTGATTTGCGTGTGGCTAGTATCCGGCTCACACGAACAAGTCAGAAGGGGCACTCGTGAGTGATGCACCAGCCTCATTTGAGGCTCCCCCGGTAGACAGTGACCCCGCCGAAGGCGGACAAGTCGAGTCGCCGGATCAGTCCGAAGCACCGCAGCCAGCGGGGCCCGAGTATCTCGACATCGACGATCAGATTGCGAATCGCCACGTTCGCGTCAAGGTCGATGGCGAGGAAATCTCAGTCCCGTTGTCGGAAGCGATACAGGGGTATCAACGACAGGCGGCGTTCACACGCCACTCGCAGGAACTGGCCGAGCAACGCAGAGAGCATGAAGATGCGCTGCGACTCCACCAGGCGATGCAGCAGAACCCTGGGTTGACGATCCAAGTCCTTGCCTCTCGGGCGGGGATGTCGATCGAGGATTACTTGGGCCTGAGCCCGCAGCAGCGAGCAGCCGCCGATGCGCAACCGGAGCCCGAGTTCGATGATCCCTTGGAACGTGAGATTTATGTCGAACGTCAGGCACGCCTGGCGCTCGAACAGCGAATCGCACAACGCGAAGCCGATGAGCAACTACGCGGTGCGGTCTACGGGCTGCAGCAGCAGTACGGGTTGAACGACGAACAGATCAGGGCGGTCGTAGGTCAGACCATGCAAATGGGGCTGGGCATCGACTATCTCCCGGTGGTGTACCAGGCGATGGCCTTCCAGGCGATGCAGCAGGCGCAGGCGGAAACGACAGCGCAGCAGCAACAGACGGAGACCCAACGTCAAGCGGCAGCGGCGCAAGCGGCAGCGGTGGTCGGCAACGGAACTGGTGTGGTCGGCGGTTCGCCCACTCCTGCGAATCCGTCGTACTCGAACTACCGAGAAGCGATCACCGCCGCCTATGACGAAGTCGAGGCTCGGCACCGCTAATCGGTTCCTGCCGAAAGGGCACATCCGATGGCTCTCGCCACTCACGTACCAGGCACCTGGGACGAACTCCTGACCAGCACCATGCACAACGTGCGTGGCACCTACACCGACAACATCTTCAAGAAGAATCCGCTGTTGGAGCACCTGCTCTCCAACGGGCGGGTGCAGATCAAGGACGGCGGTTACGAAATCATCGAGCCGCTGCTCTACGCCGAAGGGCAGGCCGACACCTACGGCGAGTGGGACATCATTTCGGTGAAGCCCGCCAACTCGCTGACCGCCGCTCGCTTCCCTTGGAAGCAGTGGTTCTCGACGATCATCATCTCCGGTCTCGACGAGGCTCAGAACTCGGGCAAGGAGCAGCGCATCAACCTGCTCGAAGCCAAGATCAAGCAGTCCGAGATGACGATGCGCTCGAAGATGGCGAAGATGCTGTACGGCACCTACGTCTCGGCGACGCCCGCCAACGACTGGATTTCGCTCGACACGGCGATCGATAACACCACTCCGGTGGGTGGCATCGACCCCGCCACCGAGGCGTGGTGGAAGTCGTACGAAGCGGTTGTCGGCGCAGTCGACGCGGCTGGCTTGGAGACGGCGATGCGAACGGCGGTGATGACCACCAGCGACAACGGCGGCGACGCCGTCGACGCGATCTTCACCGACCCGGCGACGTACGCCTTCTACGAGTCGACGCTCACCCCGCAGGTGCGCTACACCGACACCGACAAGGCCAACCTCGGGTTCCGCAACCTGCTGTTCGAGAACGCTCCCGTCATGTGGGATGCCGAGTGCCCGGCGGGCACGATGTACGGGATCAACTCCGAGTACATCGGCATCGCCATCCACAAGGACCGCAACTTCGAGCAGTCGCCGTTCACCAACAACCTCTCGGGTTCGGTGCGCGGTGTGGCCGGTGGCGGCGCTGCTGGCGTCGCCACCGCCGAGGCGCTCGACGCTCGCGTGTCGTTCATCACCACCTATGGGAACCTGACGGTGCGCAACCGTCGTCGGCTGTTCAAGCTGACCGGCATCGCCAAGGCACCCTGACCTGTTGACCCCGGCCTCCGCTCCCGCGGGGCCGGGGTCGACACCTGCGAGGATGGTGTCATGCCCAAGCCGAACAATCCGTATCGCCGACCGATCGACGCCACCAAGGAGTCGGCGATGACAGTCGGCGAGTACTACGGGACACGCGCCACCGACAAGGCGATCAATCACGCTGCAGGCGGGCGCAACGTCGGGCCCGCCTCGCGCTATCAGGCGGTCGGCAATGCCGATCCGACTGCCAAGCCAGCACCTGAGCCGAAGTCCAAGCGCGCCTACGTCCGCAAGGAGGCGGCACCCGCTGTCACCGCAGAGGATTTGTTCGGGTGACGACGCTCATCGAACTCCGCTCGATCGTCCGCACCCAGACGCAGACTGATACCGCCGATCTGCCGGATGTCACGATCGACGTGTACCTGCAGCAGGCGTTCGAGCGCACGCTCAACGCCGAGACGCGTTGGCCGTTCTATGCCCAGACGTGGGACCTCGTACTCGACCCCGATGCCAACACGCTGACGTTGGCGGGCGACGTGGCAGAGCCGGGGATCATGGCGTTGATCGACAAGACGAGCGGGGTTCGACTGGGGATGGTTCCTCATGTCTGGGCCGAAGATCGCTTCGTCGGCAGCAACGTGGCGTCGAGCCCAGGGATGTTGTACTCGGTTTGGGGTGACAAGATTTATCTCTGGCCGCAGAGCACGTTCCCCGAGGCGCACACGTACAAACTGCGCGGCTACCGCACACCGTTGACGTGGCTGACGCCGGAAGGATCGCCCGACTGTGACCCGCGACTGCATCTGCCGCTCACTCATTACGCGGTGGCGCTCGCCTATGCCCAGCAGGAAGATGGCGAGTTGGAGCAGGTCTACATGGCGCGCTGGCTGGCCGATGTCGAGATTGCTCGTCGAGCGATCATGGACCCGGTTCATCAGCGGCCGTTGGTGATGTCGGGGATGGCCGTCTATCGCTACGGCCCGGCCAATCCGTGGTCGATCGAAGTGCCGATCGTGACCCCGCCGTGAGCCGTCGCCTGGAAACGATCAACCTGACCGATTTCACAGGCGGCGTCAACACCACGCGCTCCGATTTCCAGTTGCAGCCCAACGAATCGCCGGGGATGCTCAACATGGAAGTCGACCCCTATGGCGGCTTCTACACCCGGCCCGGCTGGGCGCGTTGGGACCCCACCAACATCCTGACCAACGGACTCGTGTTGCCCGGCACGGTAGGCAACTACGTGTCCACGCCCGATAGAGCCTCGTGGCAGATCACGAGCGACGTTGAGGTTGTTGCCCGGCTCTCTCTGCTCGATTGGACCCCGTCGACCAACATGGTGATCGTCGGCCAACGCAACGACCTCGCCAACCAACAGTCATGGAGCGTGTTTGTCGGCACGACCGGTCTGTTGCGATTCATGCACACGCCTTCCGGCTTCTCGTCGGTCATCAAGGACTCGACTGTTCCGGTTCCGGCGACGGACGGGCTAACGATTTGGGTCAAGGCCACTCTCGATGTCGACAATGGCGCTGCCGGGTACGACGTGAAGTTCTATTGGGCGGCGGATCAGGCCACTGAGCCGACTACATGGACGCAGCTTGGAGCGACGGTTACGACTGCGGGCGTCACGTCGGCATTCAATAGTTCGGCTGCGGTCGAGATTGGTTCCCGTAATGCCGGGGCCAATGATCTGCTGAAGGGGACTGTTCGCCGCGTCATCGTTCGCAACGGCATCGGGGGACCGGTGATCGGTTCACCCGATTTCACCGCTCGATGGACGGGCAATACGAACATCGACGCTCAGGGCAACGTGTGGACGATCAACGGTGCTAACTCGACATGGTTGCTTGATTTGCACACCGCCTGGCGTCCCCGCAACGCCCAGTTGCATCCCTATTCGAACGGCACGTTCTCGGTGTTCATCGCCAACGCGGGCAAGGTCTGGGCGGCGGGCCCGAACGTAGCGTTCACTGACCTGGGACTGACGTGTAGCGCGACGCCACATCTCGCCGACCCGGCCGCGTGGGGCAACACGGTCTACATCGCCTGCGGTCGTAGCAACCCGTCGTGGAAGGTGACCAATCAGCCCGCCCCTGGCAACCTCGGTGCCGCGCTGACCGTGTCGGCAGCGGCCAACTGGAACAACAACTACACGATCCCGGTGCGCGGCACGATGCCAGCCGCCGAGCATCTCGAACCGCATAGTGGCTACCTGTTCGCTGCCAACACTCGCGAAGACAGTGTCGTTTATCCGAACCGGGTGCGTTGGTCGCATCCTGATGAGCCCGAGGATTGGGCGCTCAACGACTACATCGACATCGAGGAAGGCGGCGGTCAGATCACCGCCATTCGCTCCTTCGACGATCACCTGCTGATCTTCAAGACTGACTCGGTTCATGCTCTCTATGGCTACGAACTGTCGTCCTGGCAGCGCCGCAAGATTTCGTCTTCGGTCGGCACCCCGAGCCCGACATGCGTGACCCGTTCCGAGGACGCGGTCTACTTCTATTCGGCGACGGGACGCAACGGCGTCTACGTCTATCAGGGTCAGACGCCTCAGGAAATCTCACGCAAGCAGCGTTGGGTGTTCGACACGCTCGCCAATACCACCGACATCTGGCTGTCGTGGATGGCGCGTCGCTTGTGGTGCTCGGTGCCGTGGGAATGGGAAGCGCTCACAGACGGCTCGCACGGCTCGCTGCTGGTCTATGACCCGGAGAATGGTGGCTCGTGGATACGTCACAAACCGCCGATCGGCACGATTGCCTGCACCGTTGAATACTCCGATATCGCTGCCGAGTATCCACTCGTCGTGACCTGCGGTTGTACCGGCGTGGCGGGCGTGCTCGCCGTCGAACGCCACCCTGACATCGCCGGGGATCAACTCGTGCAAGGCCAACCGGCGGTTGGCTTCCACTGTCGCTATCGCACGAGTTGGCAGGACGCAGGCTGGCCCGAGCGTCAGAAATCGTTCCTGCGTCCACGTCTGATCGCACGCGTGTCGCCGTCGACCGTGACGATCAAGATGTCGACGTTCTGGAACTACAACCCCAACGACGAGCGCCGTTCGCACGCCTTCGCGATCCAGGCCGGGGGCGGCGTCTTCTGGCGAGCGTTGGGTGCAGCCGATCCGCTTGGCAATGGTTTCGATTGGGGCGACGGTTCGATGTGGGGGGCGGGCGTTACCGACCGGGCTGGCGACGTGTTGGTACGACCAAGGGTTGCCAACCCGGCCACGCGCGGCACATCGTTGGGATGGGCGCGTGCCGTGCAGTTGGAGTTCGCTCCCAGCGATCACACGCTGGCGCTTGCTTGGGGCGTTGATGCGATCGTGCTCAAAGTCAACATGAGGGAGCTAACGACATGACCGCCATGCCGCCGTTGCGGCCGATCCTCAACAACACACCAGCCTCGGCGACCGATGTGGACTGGAACTTCCAGGCGGTCGAAGATTACGTCGCTACCGACCTGATCCATCGCGACGGTTCGGTGGCGATGGAGGCTCCGCTCAATCTGCTCGGTGCGCCGCCGTCGCTGCCGACGCACGCGATCACGAAGGGATACCTCGATACCAACGGTATTCCGGTCGGCGTCATTTGGCAGTACGCCGGGGCGACGGCACCAGCCGGATGGGTGTTCTGCGACGGCTCCCCGAAGTCGACCACCGATCCGTTGTACGCGGCACTGTTCGCGGCAATCCAGTACGCCTATGGCGGGTCCGGGGGCACGTTCAACCTGCCCAATTTGGGCGGGCGAATGCCGGTCGGACGCCAGGTCGGCGACGCCAGGTTCGGCACGCTCAACGCTCCCGGCGGCAACCGCAGCTTGATCATCCCTAATCACACGCATCCGATGCCGCACGTTCACGCCATGGCCGATCACGCTCATAATCGTGGCAGTCACGCCCACGGCATTGCCGCCCACCAACACCACATAGCCCACACCCATACCGTTCCGTTCCGCAAGGGCTACAACCTCAGCGCCGCTAACGACGGTGGGGAGAATGGAGTGTTCAAGGAGACCAACGCGGTGTGGAAGCCCGCGATGACGATTCCGCTGTCGTTCACGATACGCGAGACGGCGATCTGGACCGGCGACCCGCCAGGTGGACCCGACTATGCCTCGTCCGGTATCAGTGGGGGAAATAATTACTCCAACTTCAACCACGACGGCATCGGGCAGGCGACCGGCACTGATGGCGACGGCGCTACGTCGGGGATGACCGCTGCTCAGAACACCGGAGGGACCGGGACACCCAACACCAGCGACGCCAACGGGGCGGTCAGTCCCACCGACGCCAACCTGCCCCCCTACGTCGTCGTCAACTTCATCATCAGGATCGGGTGATGGCGACCTTCAGCCCCTACAACGCTGGTGACTACGAACGCCAGAAGACCGGCATCGAGTACGACTACGGCAACAACGTGGCGACCAACGCCTACGGTCGTTTCCTCGGACAGCAGCGGGGCTCGCGCCAACTCGGCGACATGACCCAGAACTTCCAGCGCAGCTACGCCCCGTACAAGTCGCAGTTCGGTCAGCGGGGGCTCGGTGGTGGTGGCGCACGCAGCGGCATTCAGCACCAGGCGATGACCAACTATCTCGGTGACTACGCCCAGCAGTACGGACGCGCCCAGCAGGATGTCACCCAGGAGCAGCAGCAGTTCGATTTGAATGACCAACGCTTCGCTGCGTTCCGTCAGCAATCATTGGCTGACCTGGAAGCGCAGAAGGCGGCGCAGATCGCCAATGACGCGCAGGCGTTGGAGTATCTGCGTCAACTGGTAGGAGGTATCTGATGGCCGGATGGAATATCAAGACGAATCCATGGAAGCCGACCAAGCCCGTCGTTCGGCCGGTCGTCAAGCCGACGACGACCGCGCCGTGGCAGACCTACAAGCTGAACAAGGTGTTGCAGTCGTCCGGCAAGAATCCGGTGCAGGGTGGACCGGTCGCATCGGCGGCGGGCAATCAGTACACGTCACTGCTGCGCCAGGGGATTGCCAACCAGGCGAGGATGCCGGGTGGCGGTACGACGTGGTGGACGGGGAACCTGACTCCCAGTCAACTCAATGACCTGACGCTCGATCCCGGCAAGTTCAAGCAAGCCAACGCCGCCTTCAACTTCATGGGCGACACCGGAGTTCCTCAGAATCCTTTCGCTCCCGGCTATGGCAGCAGCGGTGGCGGTGGCGGGGGCGGTGGTGGTGGCGGCGGGCCAGCCGGTCTCGACCAGGAGACGTTCGATTACCTGGCGTGGATGGTCGGTCAGGGCAAGCCGCGCGACATCGCTTACGAGGCGCTCGACCTGCCTGATCCGAGCCAGTACATGAAGTGGGACAACAGCCTCTACAACACCGCTCGTCAGGGTGTGCAGACCGGGATCGAAGGTATCCGCGGACGCGGCAACACAGCCTTCGACGCCGCCCAGGCAGAACTGCAGAACTATCGCAACCCGTTCGAGGGTGGGCTGCAGACCAACAACCCCGATCTGCAGATGGCGATGCAGCGGATGATGGAGGCCAACCGCGTCAATCCGTCTCAGGTTGGTCAGACGCAGTACGAGAACATCAATGCCGATCGGGCGATGGCGAATCAGTTGGCGATGTTGGCAGGCACCGACCAGGCCCGCATGGCGGGCAACTTGCGAGGGCTGCAGGGTGACCGTACAACGTTCGATCAGAACCTCGGGCTGGAAGGCAACATGTTGAACCTCGGCGTCAATATGGCCGAAGCGAAAGGCAAGGGTGCCTTCGATCAGCGGCTGCAGGACGCCATGTTGCAGGAGCAGCAGCAGGAAGCGATGCAGAACTGGCAGCGTCAGAACACGGTCACTGACACCAACGTCGGGAACTGGAACGATTGGTCGCAGGCAGCGATCAAGCAGTACATGGAACTGATCGGAGCGGCACCTGGCGTGAACCTGCCTGCGGTCGGCACCATGCCGTGGGGCAACTGGCCGGTACAGGCGGCGTCGGCATGAGCATGGATGGCTACTACAACGACAGCTATGACCCGTACGCGGAAGAGTCGGCGCAGTCGCCGTACGCCAGCATGTTCTTCACGCCCGAGCAACTGGCGATGCAGCAGGCGATGCTCGGTGGCGGGGCGATGGGGTCGGGTATTTCGCCCGACATCCTGATGCAGTTGTTCGGCGGTGCTTCGCTGCCGCAGTTGGACACCAAGGGTCGTGAGCAGCCGTACGACCTGGGCCTCGCTCAGCAGTTGATGAACTACGGCCAGGACATGGCCTCGTCGTACACCAACCCGGCGCTCGCCTATGCGGGCGGTGCTGGCTCCTACGCGCCGGGCGCGCTCAACCCGACCCGCGAGGA